GTATTGGGAATCAACCGGGCTGTGTTCGCCCGAGTCCGGCAGACCCTGACCCAGTCGACCGATGACCTGATTCGGTACGAGCTGTCGTTCGTACACCGCGCGCTTCAGGCCGTGCTTCCCGCTCTGGTGCAGGATCAATTTCCGGTCAAGGCGGCCGATTTCGCCAAGGTGCAGACAGCCGCTAGGACGATGCCTTTCCAGGGCAGACTGATCAGCGAATGGCTGGCCGGGGTCGAAGCGGGGCGGGCAGCATCGATCCGTGATGCTCTGCGGTCTGGGATAGTGGATGGCAAGCCCACTGCCGAGATCGTCCGCACGATCATGGGCACGAAGGCGGAGAGGTATGCCGACGGCGTTCTGCAGAAGTCGCGCCGCGATGTTGAGTCGGTGGTACGGTCGGCAGTATCGAGCGCGGCAGCAGTGGCCAGCGACAAGGCATTCGAGGCAAACGCCGTCCTCATCAGCCATGTGGAGTGGGTCAGCATCCTGGACAACCGGACAACAGTCATGTGCCGCATCCGCGACCGGCTGCCCTACACGCTGGGCACGTACAAGCCGATCGGACACAAGATCCCTTGGCTTGCCGGGCCTGGCAGGCTGCACTTCTGCTGCCGATCATCCAAGTGGCCAGTCCTGAAGAGTGCGAAAGAGCTTGGCATCACTGATGCCCAGGTTATGGCCTTGTTGGATGGGCAGTCTCCCCAGCAGGTGACATTCGGAGAATGGCTGCAGGGTCAGTCAGCGGCTCGGCAGGACCAGATCCTCGGGCCTGAGCGCGGGAGGCTGGTGCGACAAGGAAAGCTCAAATTCAAAGATTTCTACAACGACAAGGGCAAGTTCCTGACACTCGAGGAGCTGCGGGAGCGGCTTCTGTAGTCCGCGCCACAAAACACCAGAGCGCCATTTCGTGGCGCGCAATTCCAGAGCCTCGCCCAGTGCGGGGCTTTTTCATGCCTGCGGTTCGGATGGACGGGGCGACCTGGGGCCGGATGGCTCACCAACAGGCCGGATGGCCCAGAGAGACGAGATGAAACTCAAGACTGTTGAAGTGGATGGTAAGCAGTACGCAGTGATCGAAGACGGGAAACCAGTCTATGTGGAAGACGACGGCAAAGAAGTCGCCTTCGATGCAGTAGGCACCCGTAACACCATCACCCGGCTGAACGCCGAGGCCAAGTCGCATCGCGAGCGTGCCGATGGATTCGAGAAGGTCGCTAAGGCCTTCGAGGGCATCGAGGATGCTGCCGCTGCGCGCAAGGCCCTGGAAACTGTCGCCAATCTAGATGCCAAGAAGCTGGTGGATGCCGGCGAGATCGAGAAGGTGAAGGGCGAGATCAGCAAGGCCTTCCAGACCCAGTTGGACGAAGCCAACACCAAGGCGCAGACCTTCGAGCAGCAGCTGTATGCCGAGAAGATTGGCGGGAGCTTTGCCCGTTCCCAGTTCATCGCCGAGAAGATGGCTGTGCCGGCGGACATGGTCCAGGCCACCTTTGGCAGCAACTTCAAGATCGAGGAAGGCAAGGTCGTCGCTTATGACGCCCAGGGCCAGAAGGTCTTCAGTCGCTCCCGTCCAGGCGAACTGGCCGACTTCAACGAAGCGCTCGAGACCCTCGTCTCGCAGTACCCCCATCGTGACCACATCCTGAAGAGCTCCGGCGCCAATGGTGGCGGCGCTCCAAATGGCGGTGGCCAGCACAAACCCACGAAGGGCAACTTCGGTGGCTCCAAGGCAGAGCGCCTGGAAGCCATCAAGGGCCTGACCGCAAGCGAATAAGGAGGCCCAATGGCCCTTTCGAACATGAAGGTGTTCAACGAATACCTCAAACGCACCACCATCGAGACCCTGGCCCAGGACGTCGAGAAGTTCAACGCATCCTCGGCGGGCGCCATCCGCCTTACCACCCAGGGCATCGACGGCGACTTCCTGCAGGAATCGTTCTGGGCAGGCCTTCACGGCGCCCAGCGTCGTGTCGACCGCTATGCAGCCAACGGCAACCAGGCGTCCACCCCGCTGGCTCAGAAGCAGTACGACTCGGTGAAGATCGCCGGCGGCTTCGGCCCGATCCTGTGGGAGCCTTCCCAGCTCTCCTGGATCCAGAAAAACCCGGAGGAGGCGCTGGAGGTGATCAGCCGCAACCTGTCCGAAGCCATCATGTCGGACCAGCTGAACACCGCAATTTCGGCCCTGGCCGCCGCCATCGGCAACCAGCCAACCGCCACCAACGACGTGTCGGCGACTGCTGGCGTGACCTATGTGGCGATCAACAACGCGCACGCCCTGTTCGGTGATGCCTCCCAGCGC